CGAACATACCTGCCTGAGCAAATTTTGCAACCTGTGGTAATGCACTTATGGATTGTTGTGCGTCTAAACCTGCTGAAGCTAAGAAGAAATAGGCTTCGGCAGATTGTTCAGCAGAAATTCTTGTTGTTCTTGATAGAGCCATAGCTTGAGACTCCATAGCTTTTTGTTCTTCAACAGTTGTATTCATAATGGCAAGAGACTGAGTCATCTTGTCATTAAATTTAGCGTATTCTGATACTGCTAAAGATAGACCTTTGACTAAAGCAATACCAACGGCAATACCGACTGTGCCTGCAACTTTACCAAACTTACTAAACTTTGCAGAAGATTTATCAGTCTTACTGCCCAATGTATTCATTTGAGCTTGTGCTTTTGTAAATCCTTGTAGGACAAGTTTAATTAGGATATTTGAACTACCCATTATCTTTGTTTCCTTTTCTTAGCTTCTGCTTCTGCCATAGCTTGTTGTTTGTTTTTCTCTTGTTGCTCTACATAGTAGTAGGTTGCCCATTGAGAATACTCCAATGATGACATTTTAGTCCTTAGTTCGCCAACTGTCATTCTTAAGTCGCGTGCTAATCTAAATTGGAAGGCTAAGTCAGGGTTAGCTTTTGAAATCTTCGGCTAATACCGATTCAATCTCACTTCCCACACCGTTAAGTGTATTGAGTTCTGCAAATATTAAATCTATAACTGTTGCGTCTTTTTCATAGAGCGTATCTATTGCTTCATCAGTTAATACAGGGTCTACAACACTCTCTTTGAGAAGTGCTTTTTGATAATCAAAAGCGTCTGTTTCTTCGCCATTGATTAATCGACCTAATTCGATTTGCATTTTTTTAGATATGCCTTTTACCTTCATAGAGACATTCCATTGTGGAATATCAATAGTCTTGGTTGGCACATCAGGTAATGACTTGATGTCATCTAAATTTAAAATTTTAGCCATACGTCTAGCTCTCCTTTTAATTATTAATGTGTTGCTCGTGTGATTGCACCTGAAACTTGCATATCGGCAGAATATCCTACGACATCTCCCACAGGACTTGATATGGCATAAGAAGTCATTATTGCTTCTCCAGTATATTTTACCTTGCCACTACCAGTTCCTTCAGGGCTATATTCAAAAGATAGAGTTGCTGATTGTCCAACAACTGCACCAAATATAGCGTCAGCAGTAGAATCCCAAAGACCTGACAATCCGATTGTCGCGTCTTTAAGACCTGCGATATATGTTTTATTATCTGCACCTAGTGTTGTAGTTTCAGATACATCTGATGTTTCAGGAAAATCAACATTGTTTACAAAAGCTGAGATATCAGTTAATGAAGCAGACGCGTTGTCTAACTTAAATACTGAATCTTTACCGTGTACAAATGCCATATATTCTCCTTTTAATTATTTCTTCCAAATCCAACTATAACATTGAAACTTGGGTTTGTTCCACTAACAGTATAAACGACTTTTAAGTATCGATTAACTGTTGTGCCACTTGCTACTTCTTTTACTTCAGCACCTGCTGATGTCAAAGCAGTAAAAGTTACAAGGTCTGCGTATGTTGAGTTATCTGCTGAGTGTGTAATCTTAGCAGTCAACGTAGGCGTACTTGTTCCTGATACTGATGAAGCAATTATAAAAGCACCACCACCATTAGTAGTAGAACTTGAATTATCTCTAGCAGTTCCGTTACCTGTTGCAGTAACAGTAGCATTCTCTAAAACGCTTCCACTAAAAAAACCACTTGCTTGTAAGTCAAAGGTAACTGCAACAACATCTCCAACAGGACTTGAAATCCCATAGTTAGTTGTAACACCTTTGCCGAACATACAATCATCTGTTGCGTCAACACCGTCAAATCCAATAAGAGCGACTTTATCATTAGCACCGATTAATCCTTGAATTACATTGTCAGCAGTAGCGTCAAAAAATCCTGCGAATGATACTGTTGCGTCTTTTTCTCCTGAGACAAATGTTTTGTTAGAGTTACCAAAAGTGGTTGTCTCTCCAACATCAACTGTTCTACTTGGGTCAGCAGAACTTAAAAAAGAACTCAAATCTGTTGAGTCCATAAAAACTTTGGTATCTTTACCGTGTATAAAAGCCATTTACTTTTTACCTGTCCTTCTTCTACTTCTTCTTCTTGACGGCTTACTGCCACCATATCCATGCTTTGGCATATCTCTCCTTATCTTAGCCTTACTTTTTTAATTTCCAAGCCAAAGAAATTTCTGCTGATACTCTTTTAGTAATTTTGCGTCTATCTTTTCTTGTATTTTTTTCAGCTATAAGTAAGAATGGAACTAAGGGTGTTCCTCTCTCGTTGATTGAGTTTACCACAGAATAAGGATTGATATCTCCTTTTCTACTAGCCCAGTCTTTTATTGGTTGTAAAGGTGGGTAATGTGGTTTCGTTCTCCAATTAGCACCACCCCAACCTTTTCTATTTTTTTTGGGTGGCAATCTGTAACTATTAGGAAGTCTCTTAAAGTTTCCGTGTACAAAAGCTGAATGTGGTGCAGTTGCTTCTACTTTGATTGAAGTAGGCAACCTTCCTCGCATAGCAACCTTCTTAGCTCTAATAGATTTTTGCAAAGCACCAGTATCAACAGGTGCGACTCTTTTAGCTTCTTCAACAATAATTTCTGAGTGTTCATTCATAAGATGACGCAAAGGTATAAGAGTGAAACCTGCGTTTAATAGTTTTCTTTTTATTTGAGTCATTCCACTCATTTGAATACTTTTATTTGTTGCCATAAAGACATACTAACAAAAAAAAACCCACCTACCGAAGCAGGTGGGTTTATTTAAGTATTTTTATTTACCCCAATTTGCAAAGTCATCAGCATTGTAATTAACACTTGTCCAAAAACTTGCATAAGGTTGATTAGATATTTTATCTCTACCACGATAAGATATTGAAAAATCCTTGCTACCATTTTCAAAGTCTCTAACAGTATGAATATAAACATTAACAATACATTCTGCATTGTCATCAGTAGTATTCATAAATGCTTGAAATCTATGTGTTGTAGATTCTACTAAGTCAAGTTCTCCTGCTAGTGCTTTGTTGAATAAAGCAAATGCAATTTTTTCTTCAATATCCATAGTTTGTCCTATGTTATTTTTTGTTTCTAGTGTAGTAGTATTAAATCCAATAACTTCTGACTTGACCCAATCATCACTACCTAATTTTCTTTTTGCTACTCCAACTACTGTTAGTTTTTCTTTTACATTACTCATTGAAATCAACTCCCTTCTTTTTTTTATATGTTTCATTCAATACTTAATTATTCCATAATCTAAGATTATATACAAGTTAAATAAAAGAAATCCATAGAAAAAAGTTCAATGTTTATAGGCTTTTGTTATTATTTAAAAATAATTATAGAATTGTGCCACTTAGAGTGACTTTTTTGTGTCCTTTGAGTATTGTTTGGACATCAGGGTCAAGACGTGAAAAGAGTTCACTAACGCCTGTTGAGATATCTCCGTATGTATTGAATGGAGTATCTTTTCTCTTAAAATATCTAAGAGCTTGTATTAATGTTGCAGTCTTAATATCTTCAGGGACAATCGAATATCCCCACTTTGCAGTAATTTTAATATTGTTTTTTATTGTTGGGTCAAATCTCTCTGAGCTTCTTGTATCAAGAATTGTAATTTTGTTAAAAGGCTCGTAGTAAGTTGTGCCACCTGCAATCTTTATGACTCTAGGATTAGTTGGCTCAACAATGAAGTCTGTGTTTATAGTAAGTGTCTTGTTAAAACTACCGTCATCATTTGTATCTAACTTAACTATTAAACCAGTAGTTGTAGAAATGTCAGGTGTATCTATGTACAACCTAGTTTTAGGTGTAAAAGTTTTATCGACAACTGTGCTATCTTGTGAGAATTTTCTACCACAAATACTATCAATTAATCTGCAAGCAGAATCAATAGCAGTATCTATATTGTCATCTTGTCCTGTACCTGATAAACCAATATACGCTTTTAAGTCAGCTTTGTCCACATACTGTGCCACCTAAGACCTACTTAGCTTTGTTTTCTTTAGGTGCTTTTGCTTTTGTTGTAACGAACTTAAGAGCTTTGTAATCTGCTTCGTGCATATCTTGTCCTGCTTTGCCTATAAGTTTTCCTTTATTCCAACCTTTTGGCAAGCCTTCGTTTGACTCAGCACATTCGCCTTTGTCGTTAACCCATATATCTTTTTTTAATTTCATAATTTTCCTTTTGCTAGATGTCCCACTCTCGTAAGAGAAATGGGACATCAAAGCCATAATCTAATTTATTAGAATGCAGTAATAGTACAGAATGCTGAAGCTCTATAAATAGGCATTCCCATTCGTACTGTTGCTTTCATAACAACAATGTCTTTTACGAAATTGTCGTCGTGAGAGTCGGACATAGCAACTTCCATACCTTGTCTTGCGACTATATGAATAGCTTGTCCACCACCGAATACACCAACGATTACTGTACCTGCACCTGCTTCTGTTGATAATACAACAGGCAGTCCCCAAAGGGTAGGTGCAACGCCACCACCGAATTGTCCTGCACCAACAAATAGAGGGTTTAAGCTACCACTTGTTGTAACTGCATTGACTTCGGTGACTAGTTGATACCAGTCTGAAGGGTGCATAATAATTGCGTCAGGTGTTAAGAAGCTATCCTTCTGAATTTCAGTAATTGCTTCATAAACTTGACCAATTCTTTTTAGGTTTCCACCATAAGCACCGTATCCGAAAGTATTAATTCCAGCTTTATTTACGATACCTGTTAGGTTTGCACCTGCACCTGAGCCTCCAACCATTTGGTCTGAGACTGCAAGTCTTACCATTGTTTGCAATCTTGAATCAAGATAACCTCCAACGGCAGACACGTCAGCTAACAAT